ATCGGGTGCCGGGCAGGTCCTGCCGCTGGTAACTACTGTTGAAGTGTGGACCCAGCTTGACGGTGCAGGCTGGTCAATCATTGGCGCGCTTAATCTAACAATCAAGTTGTCAGGGCAGCTGGCCAGGTGATCCTTCACCCACGCTTCGCGCGTCGGCATCCAGTGTTTAACATCAGGTGATAGTCTACACACTTCATAGATCTTGTTAAGATGGTCCAGGTTTTGTACATCTCCTGAATCGTGCCATCTAAACCACTTCACCTTTTTAGAATTAATTTGAACCGCCATAGCTGCAGCCCATAAGGGATGCTTGAGCGCTGCAAATCTTTTGTATTGTGCGTCCTTTACAGGTTTAAATTTATACCTGCCGCGCTCGTACGCGTAACAGTTCGCGCAAACGCTGCCAGCAACAGCTCGTAACTTTGTGCCAGTCTTGCATTCGTGCGCCGGTGTGCTGTACGCCCAGCCGGGCATCTTGCCAGGCTTCGACAGTGTGTGAGTTATTGCTTGTGCTTCTTTGATATTCATATTGTTATCCTTTCTTTGTTATAATATCCCATAACAGCTTGAGAGCTAGCTGTCAAGTTTTATTTTTGCTTGCGTGCTTGTGGCCTTCGGGCCCACCCACCCCCCGCCGGGGGCGTGGAATTAATTCCACGCGCTGGCAGCGACGGCGCCATTGGTTGCTTTGTTCAGGGCCTCCAGGTACTCAGTCTCTGTGAGCTTCAGGACCTCGAGACAGAAATGATGTTTATCACCCTGCAAGCCCGGAGCTGCAAGATAACCAGGGACCTGGTCCAGCATCTCTTGACGCTTCGCGCCTCCTGGTAAAAATTCCGCTTTAATTGATTTAGTCATATTATCCTTTCTATTAGTTGTTATAAAATCCCATACTATCAGGCTGGTGCTGCCTGTCAACAATTATTTTTTATATGCTTGTGACCTACGGGCCCACCCTCCCACCATCCCAGCTTGTGAGCTTGCGCTCACAATTCTAGGGTTCAAGGATAATGACCAGCTAACAGCATAATCTTAAGTGAAGCCCGGTGACAATTGTTTACCGTTCGAACAGGGCTTAACCTGTTAACTGATCCCAGATCCATTCGGAAGACTCTAAAGAGTATACTTGGCAATGGATCTGGGATCAGTACCGGTCCAATGGCTCTCTTCCAGGACCGGTATAATCTTTTAGATTAAGATTTCTCTTTTTCTAAATACTGTTTAGTTCTTTGTTGATCTTCTTTTACAAGACGCAAAACTTCTTCTAATGCATCCGCAATTCTTTTTAGTTGTTCTGTTTCCATATTATCCTTTCTAAAACTAATATAGGTATTTATGGGATTATTACAAGTAATTAATTTATAAAAGCTTGTTACCCTTGGGCCCACCCTCCCTAGAAAAAAAATAAAGTTTTTTCTTTTTTTGTTTGACTATAAAAATCATTAGTATAATATCCCAGATATCAAAACTAATAGAAAGGATAAACAATGAGTAAAATAAGAATGAATACAGAGTTAAGAAACAAACTCTTTAATAAAATAAAACATACATTTGAGAATGAGGACACGCAAGAACGAGAGGCATATCTTCAATCAAGAGAGTATGTTGACGAGCAATATATAACTGCACACAAACTAGCAAAAGAAGTTGTTGAGAGATCATATCCAACAGATGATGTTGCAACATTAAGACATTTCAAAAAGAAATATGGAAGTCCTTGTGATGTTGTTGCAAAAGATAAATGCTTTTACTTTGCACACCAAGAGGGTGTTGATGATGAGGGCGAACCAAAAGAAACTAAATCACACTTTGATTTTGGTTTGTTTGGTAATACTAATGGTAGTGAGTATGACCATACAGAGGGTAATCAGTTTGCACTTGCATATTTTAGAGAAGATTTAAAAGCTATGGATTGCAACCCAGATATCTATGCTCAACAAAAAGAAAACAAAGAGAACCCACACAAAACGAAACACATTGATGAGTGTTTAAAAGCACTTGGCAAAACAAGTTGTAGTCGTTATTCTAGTGATGAAAATAATGGTATGACAAAATCTTTTGATGACCAATATTATCTTGATGTTATTGGAACATCTTATTGTCGTTCAAGAGCAATAGCTTGTACTAAAAATGAGTATGAGCAATTTGAAACTTGGAGAGTTGCAAAAGCAAATGTTGTATCGAAACACCAAACTTGGGTTGATACAATTACTAAACAATGCGACCAATTAAAGATTGGCTTGAAAGCATATCGTTATTTGAGTGAGGGTATTGAACTTGCTACTGAACTTGGAATACAAGTTGATGAGGCAGAATTAATTAGAACTAACTCAACAGGCTTGACAATCTACAACCCAAGTAATTTGGCTAGTATGATTAAAGGTATGAAGAATAAAAATCAATCAAGAGAAGCGAAAATATTGGCAAGAAAACAATATGAAGAAAGTTTAAATTAGTTGTTGATTAATGTATGGGATAGTATAATATCCCATACATAACAAAAGAAAGGATAATATGAAACTAGAAATAAACGATACATTTACGATTGGCTACTTTGCCAAGAAACACAACAAGAGAATATATAGAAAGGGAAAGTGGACAGAACTTTCTAGGGAGTGGGTTTCTAAAAGTGGCGATAAACTTTTAACTTACTACGACATAGCCAACGAGGGCTATAGAACTGCGAAAGGTAAATACACATTGATTGCAGTAGGGGGCGACTATGCCCAATAAACATTTTTGCCAAGGACCAACTTGCCACGAAAAACCGACAACAGATAGGTTTTTAAAATCACGTGGCGTGTTGCGTGGTCGTTATGCATATGCAACAATGGACCAAGGACCTAATCAATATGGTTGGACTCCAGGCGACTCAGATAAATTTTTCTGTAGTCAAGCTTGTAAGAATGAATGGTTAAATAAAAATATGGATTGTGTTCAAGCTAGAACAGTAGTGCCATTTATTACACACAGACGAGAGAGCCAAGGCTATCAAAAGATAACCACCGACCGAGAGGGTTGGAGAGGCACCTATCAAACTAATAGTATTGAAAGGATAACTTAAGATTGACTATGTATGGGAATAATATATATTCCCATACATAAACTAAGAAAGGATAATATGAAAACACAACAAGTAAACACAACAGCAGAACAATTCAAACTAATCACAGACAAAAAAGATGAGCCAGATTATAAGGCAGTATCTAAATTTGTAGGTGGTATGGTTGAGTGTGTTACATTTCCTAATGGTGACTTACTTCTATTAAATGAAGAGGGCAAGTTAATGGGCTTACCATTAAATCCAGAGGCAACAGCATTATGGAGAACACACTTCACAAAAGAAACACACGCATTTGGCTACGACGACTTTGTTGTTGGGCCTGCAATGGTTATACAAAAAGACGCCCTTAATACCTGGGCAAACTAATCACACAACACAACAGTTAACATTGGACCCCAAAAGATAGGGGTCCAATCCCATTTGGGATAATGCTTGTTAACACTGGGCCCACCCACCCGCCTGTAAAAGGGGTCCCAAAGTTTTTACCTTTACGGTTTGATTTAGACATAGATATGCTATAAAAACCAAATGACAACTAAACAGAAGTGAAAAAAATTCTGCAAAAAATTATATGAAACAAGAAATCATTGACAAACTGCCACCTGACGCGCAGAAAGAATTTCTAAAGCTAGCAATGAAGCTAGACGAAAAAACCAAACAAGAAAAAGTCCACAATGATTTTTTAACATTCGTTAAACACGTTTGGCCTGAATTTATTGAAGGTAAGCACCACAAAAAAATTTCAGAAAAATTTAATGACATTGCAAATGGTAAAATAAAAAGACTTATTATAAATATGCCACCTAGGCATACAAAGTCTGAGTTTGCATCTTTCTTACTTCCTGCCTGGATGGTAGGACGTAGACCTAATTTAAAAATTATACAATCCACGCACACCACAGAACTTGCAATAAGATTTGGTCGTAAAGCTAAAACCCTTATGGACGATCCGGTGTACAAGGAAGTCTTTAAGACAAGACTAAGAGAGGACAGTCAAGCAGCTGGTAAATGGGAAACCGAACAGGGCGGTGAATACTA